ACTGCCCGAACCGATTTTCCCACTGAACTTGATCAAAATCATCCTGCCGTTACGCATGATGATCCAATTGGAATCCTGGTACAGGGTTACGGAAAGCTATTGCAGTGCCATCCAACAGCCGTGCGCCGTGGAGTAAGCGGATTTCGGGTCGCCAAGCATCTGCACCTTCCCATCACGCATGACAAGCAGGCTGAAACCGCAGGACGGGAACGATATGATGCTCTGGTCGGCGAGCGGACGGAACGCTTCTGGGATGGTCTCATTCGCCGTCGAGTAGTTCTGCTGTCCACTGCCGTCGAACTTGACGTTGCCGTTGATCGTGACGATGCGTCCGACGCGACATAGAGTGAGTCTGCTGTTCGTGTATGGAGGTTTCCATGGCTGGGTTACGGAATCCCACAGTTGGCTCATCGGAGGCAACTGCTTGACAAGCATGACAGGAGTTCCGGCGGTGATGCCACTGATCGGGATACGGGCGATCGGAATCCATACGGTGCCGGAATTGTTCAGGATACTACCCGACGGTACCGTGGGGTCAGCCGCCGTGCCACTGGTGGCGGTGCCCTTCAGCACCGCGAGCGCGATCGTTTCGATGTTGTTCGAGTCTCGCGTGTATTTTACGCAGATTAGGTCGTTGCGGTTCCGTCCTGTGACTCCGCTTTCGATGGTGACGGTTTCCGCCGCGGTGACGCGTGCGTATCGTCCTTCGATCACAAGGTTGAGGACCGGGACGAGCGCCTTGTTTGCTGACTGCATGGTCACGGCGGGGAATTTGCCGTCGCCGCCTTGCAGCAGGTAGTTGCCGTTTCCGACCAGTCCGGCCTGCATGGCTCCTTGGTCGCTGGATGTGATGTGCGGAGCGCCGGCCTTGCCGGTGATGAGATTCATGGTCATGGTCATTCCTTCCTATCTGTTGTGTTGTTGAGGTATGCGGCGTAGGCGGCGTCCTGCGTGGCTGCCAGCGCTTTGAACGTCTGCCAGCATGCGGTACAGACGAGCGCGCCCTGTGCGACTCCGTCGACGGTGGTGTGGGTGATGTCGTGCCAGTCGCTGGAGGTGCGTGGGTCACCGTCGGCGAGGTATGCGGAGGCGTGGCATCGGTCGCAGGTGTATCTGGTGATGTTCGTGGTTCGTGCCATTGATGTTCCTTTCTCTTTCAGGCTGTGCGCTGGTAGATGTGTCCCGGAAGGATGGTGTTGCATTCCTTCCAAGTGCCGCCGTAGGTGGTTCCCGGATTTGTTGTGGCGGTGGTCCAGTAGAGGGAGCCGACCGGGTGGGCGGCGATGAACGCCTGGCTTGCGCTCATGCCCGTCTCGCCCTTGTCGCCCTTCGGGCCGACGAGGCTTGTGTTCGAGACTGGCTTGAACGTCACGTTTTTCCCGGTGGCTGTGATCTTTGCGTACATCAGGTTCTTGCCGCCGTTGGTCATGGCGAAGAAGTATTCGCCTACGACCGGGGCACGGTTGAAACTGAGTGTCTGCCAGTCAAAATCCGAGCATGCGGACGTCCAGTATCCGGATAGTATGCGTGTGATGATCAAGGCAGGCAACCCGGTCTCGCCGCGTTGGCCGGCCTCTCCTTTCGCTCCGGTGGCCCCGGTCGCGCCAGTGGCGCCGGCAGGGCCCTGCGGTCCTTGCACTCCCTGCTTGCCTTGCGGTCCGGTGTCGCCCTTGGGGCCTTTGACATTGCCAAGTAGAATCTTCGTCATGCGTGCTCCTTATTTTCCGTCGTTGATCGTGTAGTACAGGTCGCCAGTCGCCTGATCGTAGGAGACGGGAGCTTCTGACGCGGTGGCCGTGTCCGCGTATACGGCGTACAGGTCTCCGTTCGGATCGACCTGGAGCGTGAAGAATCCTGATGCGGGTGCCGTCACGCCGCTGGCGCCCTGCGGGCCGGACGGCCCCTGTGGACCCTGCAGTCCCTGAACGCCCTGCGCTCCTTGCTTGCCTTGCGGGCCGGTGGCCCCGGTAGCTCCAGTAGAACCGGTGGGGCCAATGGGACCGGCCGGACCAGTAGGCCCGGTGGGACCTGCTGGCCCGGCCGGCCCGATATCCCCTTTGTCTCCCTTGTCACCCTTCAGACCTTCAGGGCCTTGCGGACCAGTAGGCCCGGCGGCTCCAGTGGCTCCTTTGGGGCCTTGCGCACCGATGATGGATTGACGGGAAATCGTCTTTCCCGTGAATAGGCTGCCGGACTGTGAAACGCACTGCCAGACGATGCTGTATTTTCCGCCACCTGACAATGCGGTCGAATATTCGTTGGCGAGTGGTGTTCGGTTCAACCATTCGCTCACGTTCCCCGTGAAAGTGGATCCCACCGGATATTCGCCGACGAGGGATTTCTTCATCACGAGCGCCGGAAGGCCGACGTCGCCTTTAGCTCCCTGAACGCCCTGCGCTCCTTGCTTGCCTTGCGGGCCGGTGGCCCCGGTATCGCCCTTGTCGCCTTTGGGGCCTTTGATGTTGCCGATCAATAGTCGCGCCATGTGTCACCTTTCCGGGATGTCCACATACAGGTTCCCGCTCTCGGAGTGCCAGACGAACGAGGGTGGGTTCGTGTTGTCCGGATAGTTCACGTACAGGTCGCCGTCGCCTTCCATGCTGAGCGTGAAGAAGCCGTTCGAGGGGGCGGATACGCCGCTGTCGCCCTTGTCACCCTTCTCCCCTTGCGGGCCCTGGATGCCTTGGGAACCTTGGATGCCTTGTCTGCCCTGGGGTCCGGTCGCTCCCTGTGGACCCGTGGGACCCTGCGGACCTGTGGAACCCGTCGGGCCTTGCGGTCCCGCCGCGCCGATCGCGCCGGCATCACCCTTATCGCCTTTCTCGCCGCGTATCCCCTGCAGTCCCTGCGGGCCTTCGGGACCGGCGACGCCTTGCGGCCCTCGCTCCCCGGTCGCTCCTTTCTCTCCCCGAGGACCGGTGGGTCCGGTCGCTCCGGTGACCCCCTGTGGTCCTGTGTCGCCCTTGTCGCCCTTCTCCCCTTGCGGACCCTGGTCGCCTTTCGGAAGCCCCAAATTCAAAGTTTTGTCGCTGCCGGCGCCCGTGAGCGACGCGCTTGCCTGTGCGCCGGGGGCGAGCGTGTCCACCGAACCGATTTTCAGGCCGGTGATGTAGTCGCCTTTCGGCTGTTTACCCGACAATGCGTTGTTGAGCGAGTCGATGTCGTTTCTGGTCACGTCGGCGCTGAACGTCCAGGCGTCGAGTTTGAGGCCGGCTCCAGCGTAGTAGGCGTGGCCACCATCCCCGATGGAGGATTCTCCGCTGTTGCCGCCGGCGCTGGCGCCTCCGGATTCGTAGGTGACGGTGAGCACGCCTCCCGAAACCTTGACGATCTTCTTGGAGATCTCGGCAGTGACGACGAGGCCCGTGTTGTTGTCACGGCCCGTGACCAGGTCGCCAACGTCCGCGTCGATGCCGTCGGGAATGTCCACGTCGATGGTGCTGGCATTCCGAAGTTCCTGGAATTTCTGCCTGCCCTTGTCCTCGAGCTCGTCGGCTTCGGCGTTGGACAACTCGTATGTGGCGGTGCGTTCGTCAAGCCCTTTGAGGGTCTGCGTGTGGCTGAACGTGCCGTTCGCGTCGGCGTACCAGTGGATGACGGTACGGTCCTTGAGTTCGCCCTTGCCCAGGCAGATGAGATGGTTGATAGGGTGCGCCGCCTGTTTGGCGGTGAAGTCGATGAGGTCCGAGTCGATGCTGTCGCCGATCGTGCGGACGGGCATGGCGCTCATGGCCACCTTGTCGCCGTCATTACGCAACCGGAGTTTGAGTCCGCTTGCCCTGAGCATCTTGACCAGACCGCTGTACAGGTCCACGTACCGGTCGAACTGGCAGGTGGTCTTGTGGTCGGCGCTTTCTTCGGTGACGGTGAACAGGCCTTGCAGTCCCGCACGGCTGACGAGCGTGCGCATGATGACGGGAATCGTGCCGGACAGGGTGAGGTAATCGTTGTTCCTGTCCGGTTCGATGATCTTCGAGGCGAGCACTCCATGCCAGTCGCGGCCATGCCATGTGACGGTGGACAGGCCGCCGTCCACGTCGACATCCGTGTCGTCGATGATGCCGCCGTACTCGGTGCCGTCGATCATGATGCGGCTTCCCGCCTTGAGCGCGGCGTCTTCGACCTGCAGGTCGAAGTCGTTCTCCCCGCTGCCGAACGCGAGGTCGAGCGTGTATGAGGCGTGGCTCGCCACGGGTTTGCCTGTGGCGTCGGTGACGATCAGGTCCATGGCGGTTCGCTCCTTTCCTCGCAGACCGTCAAGTCGAATTGGAATCCTCCCGGCCAGCTGACCGACTGTGTTCCGGGCGCGAGCGGTTGGAACACGTACCGGCCGGAATCCTTGCCCGACCCTCGCACGGCCTGCGCGAAGCAGTTGGTGGCGAGCCCGGTGCCGCTGACCATGGTGACGGTCCTGACATCGCCGGTGCCGTCGATTTCCAGACGTGAGCCGGATGGTACGGTCACGTCGACCTCGTATCGGTTGGTTCCGATGATGACGTACGGGTTTGTGCACGGTCCGAATATCGTGAGTTTGACCGGCTGCGGGATGGATGTGTCGTTGACGATCTCCGCGCCCAATGCCATGCCGGCGAAATCATGCGGATAATCATATGGATAGTCAAGGTCGGCGGTTCCGGAATCGTATCGTGGCGTGAAATGCGTCATGGTCGGACGGCGCCACACGCCATCGGCCAGCACGATGGTCAACTGTGTCTCGACCATCGTGGGCGTGATGGATTGCGGTTCGCTTTTCGTGATCCACGCTTTGGCTTCCCATTCGCCGTCGGCGATGAGCGTGCCCGGGTTCCCGGATGCCATGTCGGCGTCCGAGAGGCGGCGCAATAGGTTGAGCGTCTCCGGAGAATCGTGGATCTTCACGGTGACTGTCGCCTCGCGTGCCTTGCGGGTGATGCCCGTCATGCCGCGCGAGGCGAGGCTGTAGTCCCAGATGCGGGCGCGCAGTCCGGTGAGTGTCTCGCCGTAGAGCGGCCCTTCGAAACCGATCGACTCGCCTGTTGCGCCGCTCACGTAGCTCAGGGTTCTCATGCCACGCTCCTTACGAGTCTTGCGAAGTCACGTTGGGTGAACGGCCGGTCGTCGGCCGTCGCCGCTTCGACGGCTTCGATCAGCGTGTCCATCCTGCCGATGACGGTTTCCAAGAGTCTGTCGGAATCCGATGGCGTGGCCGTGGTGACGTTCAATCGTCCGGTCTTCGCCCAGTCCGTACCGTCGAGGCTCATCGTGGAGACGAGCGAGTCCATGGACCGGTTGACCACGGCGGCTGAATCATCGATGCCCAATGCCATGCCTCGGCCGATCATCACGCCGACCTCGTCACGCATGAGGCGTGACGGCGAGTGGATGCCGAGTTTGCTTTTGACAGCGGAGATGGCGTCGTTGACGCCGGAGAGCAGGCTCGACGCGATGCTGCCGATCTTGCTCTGGATGCCGCTGACGATGCCGTTGACGATATTCGCTCCGATGCTGAGCATGCGGCCCGGCAGTGATGACAGGGTGCTGACGATGTTCTGCACGAACTGGTTGCCGGCCTGCGACGCCTTGGACCCCATCTGGGACGCCCAGCTGGCAACGCTGGAAATAGTCGCGGACAGCCATGAGCCGATTCGTCCCGGCAATTCGGAGAGGAACGTACCCACGCTCGTGAGGAACCGGCTGCCCGCCTGGATGGCCTGCGACGCCATGTTGGAAACCCACGCCGAGGCTGAGGCTACGGCTCCCGCGAGCCAGCTAGCCACATTGCCGGGCAGCTGGGTGAGGAACGTGCCGACGTTCTGCAGGAACTGCGTACCCATCTGTAGAGCTTGCATGGCCGTGGACGACACCCATGCGCCGATGCTCGCGGCTGTCGAGGCGAGCCATGCGGCCACGTTCCCTGGGAGTTGGGCGAGGAACGTGCCGACGTTCTGCACGAATTGCATGCCCATCTGGAGGGCCTGCGCGCCGAACGCGACCGCGTACAGCGCGATTGACGTGACGGTGTAGCCGAGCCAGTAGGCGATCGTCTCTGGCAGGTTCATGATCGCGTTGGCGAGGTTTGTGAGGAACTGTTGTCCGGCCTGCAATGCGGACTGGCCAAGGCTCACGGCCCATGATGCGACGGCCGACGCTGCTCCGGCGAGCCAGCCGGCGATGTTGCCGGGCAGTTGTTGGAACCATTGTCCGACACCTTGGATGGCCGACGGGAGCGTCGAGGTGAAGAACGTGACGATGGTCTGGCCGATCGAAGTGACCGTGCCCACGGCCGTCTGCCAGGCGGATGCGAGGAACGACGTGAACGAGGCCCACCATTGGCGTCCGATATTGGTCTGTGTGAAGAACCATGTCAGCGCGGCCATGGCCGCGCCGATGGCCACGACCCACATGCTGATCGGATTCGCGTCCAAGGCCATGCTGAACGCCAGTTGCACGGCGGTGGCGGCCTTGGTCACCGAGCTCCACGCCGATTGAGCGGTCTTGACGATGTTGAACGAGCTGGCGAGTTGCTTCAGACCGCCCGCCGCGCTTCCCGCGTCGGATAACTTGCCGATCAGATCGAATGCGGCCGTGGCGGTCTTCTCCACACCGGAGGCGGTCGCGGAAATGGCCTTCAGCCCGCCGGAAACCGTTTTCAGCCCGGCCGAGACGATGTCCCAGCCCTTGACGGCGAGCAATGCGACGGCGATGGCTTTCAACGCGCCGGATACCAGTGCGCCGTTCTGCTGCGCCCACTGTCCGACCGACTGCAGCCAGCCTCCCACCGTCATGAGCACGCCGGTCAAAGTGTTCAACAGTCCGGCGAAGCTCTGCGCCGCGGAACTGGCGGTGCGCGCGCTGTCGTTGAAGCCGAAGGCCTGCGAGACCGCGGCCGCCAATCCGGAAACCAGCGAGCCCAATCCGGAGATGACGCCGGTCAGGCTTTCAAGGAACGGCTGCAACGCGCCCGTCTCGATGAACGTGTTGACGAACGTCTTCGCCCATCCCGCCGCGTTCGACAACGCCTGCGCGACCGAAGCGACCACTCCCGCGAGCGCGCCGGCGGTTGTGGAGAACATTGTGGCGGCTTCGCCGCCATTGTTGAGTCCGCCTATGAGTGATGTGATTGCGTTCCAGAGGCCGGTGAGTTGGCTTTTGAGGCTGGCCGTCGCCGAGGCGAGCATCTGGAAGCCGGGGATGTTGGAGATCGTGTCGCCAAGGTTTTTGAGTTTCGCCTGTGTGGCGGGTATCGCGTTCTCGAGGCCTTGTTGGAGTGCCGCTCCGACTTTTTGCAGGGTTGGTGTGACGGCTGCGGTGAATGTGTCGATGAGTGGGATGGCTTGGTTGAACAGGCCGCGCAGGCCGTTGAGGACTGGTGTGGCGGCTGTTTCTCCAAGTCGGCTCAATGCGGCTTTCACGTTGGCCAGGGCGCCGGTGAATGTGGTGCCTGCGGATAGTGCGGCTCCGCCTAGGCCTTCCTGCATGGCGTCGGCGAAGGTTTGGAAGTCGATTTTGCCGTCCGAGACCATGTCGGACACTTCGGCGCTGGTCTTGTTCAGATGCTTGCCGAGCATCTGGAGGACCGGGATGCCGCTCGACATGAGCTGGAGCATGTCGTCGCCCTGGAGTTTTCCTCGCGCGGCGACCGATCCGAAGATCGTGCCGATGTCGGTCAGGCTGCGGCCGCTGATCTGCGCCGTGTCGGCGACGGTCTTGAGGACCTTGGTGAGCTGTCCGCCCTCCTTGACGCCGGAGGCGGACAGGCTGGCCGCGACGGTCGCGGCGTCGCCCAGTCCGAACGCGGTGCCCTTGACGGATGCGAGCGCGTCGTTCATGATCTCGGTGACGCTTGCGCTGTCGTGGCCGAGGCCTTTGAGCTTGGCCTGCGCGTTCTCGATGTTGAGCGCTCGGGTGAAGCCGCCTTTGGCGGCCAGTGCGGTGATGCCTCCGGTGATGGTGGCGATCGCGCCTGTGCCGACCTTGCCGATCTTGCCGAACGCGCCGCCGATCTTCGAGATGAGGGTGTTGGAGCCTTTCCTAGAGGCTTTGCTGACGGCGTCGCCGATGTCGCCTTCGATGCTTTTGCCGAATCCTTTGCCGGATGGTTCGACGTGGACGTATACGACGCCGATGTCCTGTGCTGCCATCGTGTTCCTTGCTGTTTGTCGGGATTCCGATGGCGGTCGGGATCAGAGGTCGTCGTTGATGTGGAAGTAGGCTTTGAGCCGTTCCCTGTCCTCGCGCTGTCGACGGGTGAGGCTGTGCGTCGGTGTCGGCTGGCGGAGGGGATCGTGCCCGTGGTCGAACCATGGTCGTTTCTTTTGCTCAGGAGCGGTCAGCCATGCGGCCTGTTCGGCTCCGTCGGGCACGTAGACGGCGTTCTGCAATGCCATCCACGAGTGGCTCGTGTGGTCTTTGAGAATCTCGCGGGTCAACGCCCAGGCGAGTCCCCAATCGACTCGTGGACGTCGGCCTTCAACCCATTCCTGGAAGCGTACGGGCCTGTATATCTGCCCGTACGCTCGGATCCAGTCGTAGGCTAGTGCCGCGCGGTGGTTGTTCCAGAGGTGGGCGAGGTAAACGCTTTTGGGTCCAGTCCGGATTCGTCGGCCCACGCCTTCACCGTGGCGGTGAGGTAGGCGATCGGACGTTCCGTCTTGCGCAGCACGTTCCAGAAGTTCGGCTTCATCGCCTGGAAGTACGCGAGGAACGCGGCCATGCACGCGCTGGTCTCCTCGTCGGAGAGCGTCGGCCTGCTCTTGACCAGGAGGATGGCCTGCACGAGTTCGATGGGCAGTTCCGCGTTGTTGAGGTTCGGCAGGTCGAGTTTCGCTCCGGCGACCTCGAGGTGCACGTCGGGCTTGAGCTCCTCCGCGTCGGTCAGGTCCACGTCCACGACATGGTAGGTGTTGTCGCTCATTTCGTCTCCGTTTCATGGTTATCGGCGGTTATGGGTAAGGTCCCGTGCGGTCGACCGCCATCGGCCGCACGGGAAGAATCAATGGGTCACTTGGCGTCTTCAGTGACGAGGCCCCATGCGTGGAACTGTTCGCCGTTGGTGCCCTTGAGCATCTTGAACGTCATGCTGAAGTTCATGATCTCGCTGGATTTCAGGCTCACGTCGTCACGGTCGCTCACCTTCGCGTTGGTGCCGTACAGGAGGAACGGACGGTCCTGCTGGTCGAGCGCGACCAGCACGAGGATCCACTCCTTCTTCAATCCGGCGCCCTTGATGCTGATGCCGCCGTCCGAATCGACGTCCACGTCGAAGTAGGCCGACACCACATCCTTGCGGCCCTCCATGGCGGCGAGCTGCAGGGTCCAGTAGCCCGGATCCGTGTCGGACAGCACGATGTCGCCGTTGTGGGCCTTGTAGTCGGTGCTGTCGCCCGGTTCCGGATGCAGTACGGCGCCGTCCTCCGTGGAGTAGCCGATCGGCTTCTTGCTTGCCGGCGGGGTCCAGGCCACTCCGGTCGGAGCCACGAACGTGCTGTCGCCCTTGGGGAACAGGAACAGCGCGTAGTTCTTGATCAGGCGCACGTTGCCTGCGGTGTTGCCGCTGGACACGTACCCGTAGTCGGTCGCGCCCTGCGCGGCAACGGTGGTTTTTTCGTTGTTGTCAGACATTCGTCTGCACCTTTCCGTTCTTCGCGTGTGGCGGCACGTTGTCTTTGGTTGTGTTTCAGTTGACGGTGACCTCGAGCAGGAGCACTCCGTACGCGCACACCAGCCTCTTGTCCTCGTCAGTCATGCGTACCGGCCCGGATTCGAGTGACGCGTCGATGAGCGGCGCGACGTTTCCGAGCCCGATGATCTCCCTCGCGATGTCGGCCCACAGGCGTGCGGCCTTGTCCCAGTCGCCCGTATGGTCCTCTCTCATGCAGCGCACGCTCAGCCGCAGCCGCACGTACTGCGAGATTGGGGTGCTCATGCCTTGCATGGAGTCGGCCAGCGTGGCTTCGGTGAAGGGAGGTTCGAGGTCGCTTCGTTCGATGGTGTCGAACGTCACGTCCGGGAACAGTGTCCTCAGTTTGGGCAGGAGCAGGGGTTCCGTGCGCCGGGGAGTGACCGGGATGCTCATACGCGCATCCTTCCGAGCGTGTCCTCTAGCGTGCCGTGCGCCTTCTCCACCGGTGCCGGGCAGATGATCGCCACGCCGCTGCGGTTCTTGCCGTCATGGTCGCGCACCATGCAGCGGCTGTCGGTGACGGCCTCGTTGGCGGCGTCGCGCATGCGGTCCCGCAGGGTCTCGTTCTTCAGCACCTGTTGGCTGAACGCCTTGCGGTTGAACACGAATCTGCATCGCTTGGCCATGTTTATCCTTCCCGTTCGCCCACGGTGATGACGTCGCCTATGTGGCGTCCGTGGAGGTTGTTCCACACTTGCGGTGTGCCTTTGACGGGCAGAAGGACGCCTCTGACTTTGATCAGGTCGGCTGGCTGGATGCCTGTCGGCTGGCTACCGCGGATGTGGATCGTGTATTCGATGGTCTGCGGGCTGGCGTTCTCCTCGGTCTGGTCGGTGGTGGAGGTTGGCGCGACCATCGCCTGGAACGTGCCGACGCGGGCGGGTTTGCCCTGGATGGGGTTGCCGTCCGTGTCGGTGGTGGACTGGCCGCGCCATACTTCGATGGTTTCCATTAGGACACCTCACCTGTGGCCATGTCGACGCTGAACGCGCGTTGGGCGTTGATGCCGAGGATGCGTTTCTCGTCGTCGCGCAGCCACAGGTCGCCGGTGGGCGCTCCGAAACTGTATTGTTCGCTGAAGCTGCCGGTGGTCTGGTTCATCTGGGTGACGCCGCCGGGAATGCCGTACGGGTCGGCCTGCATGATCCTGCGGACGATGTCGCAGGTGATCTTCGCCAGGAGGCGTGGCCGTTCTTTTTGGAGACGTTGCCAGTTCGGGGAACGTTCCTTGATGTAGTCGGTCACGTCCATGAGATGCGTGTCGGCCTTCTCGCGTTCCTCGTCGGTGAGCTTGTGCCATCTCCGTTCGAGATCGTCGGAGGTGGCGAACATGTCCGGTTCGTCCGTCATGGTCACTTCTTGTCCGGCAGCTTGATCACCCCGGAGGCCGCGAGGCCGGTGATAGTGTCATCGAACTGTTTCGCCAAAGTATTGAAAGCCGTGACGAGCTTGTCGAATTCATCCTTGGTCGGAGCGGCTGCGGCGGCCTTGACGATGTTGCCGTCAACGTTGCCAATCGTCTGTTCGGGCGCGAACTGCTTGATGCCGCCGAGGGTGTCCTTGCCGGCCTCCGGCAGTTCGTAGGCACCGGAACCGGCGGAGAAGGCGGTGCCGTCAGTGTTGACAAGCCGCACCTGCGCGTCCAACGGGCCGACAGTGTGCTTTTCCTCGCCTGCGGGGTTGATCACAAGCGTCTGGATGGGGAAACTCATCGTTCACCTCACTTGGTCTTGAGCACGGCGAACGCGTTCGGGTCGATGACGGCGAACGCGTACATCGCTTCGGTACGGTATGCGATCTGGTTGTGGGCCTTCAGGTCCACGCCGGTCTGGTCCGGGTCGCCGTAGGCGATAATCTCGCTGGTCAGGTCGCGGACCATGCCCCATTTGATGAGGCTGAAGTCTCCCATGAACGCGAGCACCTTCGTCGGGGTCGAGGCCAGTCGTCCGTTGACGGTGCCAGAGGTCGCGGCGGTGATGCCGTCCAGGCTGCCGGCCTGCAGGTTCAGCGGAATCTCCGGATAGAAGCGCATGCCGGTGGAGGGGACGCGCAGCTTGCGCAGACGGGACGCCCAAGTCTTGGACAATGCCACGCCGTTGATGTCGTAGGAGTCGTTCAGCGCATCGGCCAGGGCGTCCACGTTGCTGATTTCGTCATCGCCGGCGATCACCTGCACGGCGGACGTGCTCAACGGGTTGAATCCGGAAAGCGCGGTGCCGGTCTTCGGGTTAATCGCATGGTAGATCACGTAGTCGAGCGCACGGCCCAAAGCGGCTGCCTGATCCGCCTGGATGCTGCGGATGATCTGCAGCTGGTTGTCCTCGTCGGCCCACTGGAGTTCGCTCGTGACGCGGGTGGTAGTCTGCACCTTGAAGCGCTTCGCCACGACGGAATCCACGGTCTGCTCGTAACTGTTCTTGACCGCGCCTTCGGTCACGACCTCGGCTTCGCTCTTGCCGTTGAACACGAGGTAGTCGGCGTCGGAGAAGATCTGCGGCGTGCTGGGGCTCAGGGACGCGATGGTGCTGGTGTCCTTGGCCTTGTTCACGATTTCGGTGGCCACGCTCACGGGGAGCTTGATCTGGTCTGTTTTCATCGCCATGATGGCTTGTCCTTTCAGTCGTTATCTGCCAAGGAGCTGATGGATGTACGAGAGCTCTTCGGCGTCCTTGTTGTTCTGGTGCGAAGGAGAGCCTGTCTGGTTCTTCACCCTCGGCGGCTTGGATGCTGGATGCAATGCCGCTCGCAGGAGGTCCGCATGCGCTTCGAGTTCCTCTTTGCTGCCGCCGCGGAGCAGTTCGGCCGGAACGTCCTTGTCTTTGGCGACTTCGGACACCCATTCGGCGTGCTGTTTCTCAGCCGCGGCGTCGTCGATCTGCTTGCGCAATGCGGCGTTCGATTCCTTAAGCTTGTCGATTTCGCTCTTTCCGGCGTTCTCCATCTCGTCGAGTTTCATGGCTTTTGATTTGAGCTCGTCGTAGTCCTTGTACTTGCCGCGCTCCTTCGCCAACCTTTTCTCGACGATCTGGTCGACCTGTTCCTGGGTGAACGATTTCGGCTCGCCGCCGTCGCCACTATCGCCGGAACCGCCCTCGTCCCCGCCGCCGTCGATGAGACGGATACGGGCCGGGAATCGGAATCTGTTGAACATGCTGTGCTCCTTCTTGCTGTTTCCCGTGGATTCGAGTTCGACCGCGCCACGGTGCGCTGTATGGTCCTCCCACGCGATACGGCGCATGGTCGCCGCCAACCGGACCGGCTGGTCGAGTGGTGGATGCAGGATTCGCACCTGCGTGGCTGTGAAGCACCCGATTTACAGTCGGGTCCGTTCGTCTACTCCGGCAATCCACCAAAAATGGCATAAGAAAAGCCACCCATGTGGGTGGCTTGGAATGATTTCAGACCTGTGGGATGGGCACTTTCCTGGCACCGGTCATGTAATGCCAGAATTCATCCGTTCCAGGAGTAAGGCTATGCAAAACGCCTGATGTTTTATCGACCGCGATGCTTGGCGTTCCAGGTACCGGATGTTCACTGGTCGAAGCGGCGAAATCAAGGCCGATGATCCATGCGTCGGAATTTTCCGCAGCGCCTATCGCCCTCATGCCGGGATATTCGGCAAGGACGAGGCCGATGGCATCCGTCAATATCATCTCTGGCCCTCCTTGCAGTATTTCAACACCAGTTCAGTAGGTTCCGCATCGTCTACCCTCATTATACGTGTCATGCCATGGTTGACCATTTCGAAATACCTTGACACGTTCATCGACCCGGTTTGCGGGTCCATGAAATGTATCCCGTCTTTCAGGTTCTCCGCGACGAAGACATGCCTCGTTCCATCAAGCCACTCCACTTCGACGAACGCGCGGCTGCCTTTGCCCCATTCATCCAAAAGCGCCGAAACGCCATCAAGACCTGAATCGGAGCCACAAGACCGCCAATCGCCTTTAAAGGAGCTTCCCCACCGGTTAGTGTCCGTGTCCAAGGCCGGAAGTCCTGTCCTGGGATCCATCGGCCTCGGCATCGCGGTGACTGCGTATCCTCGCCTGCGCATTTCGTAAGCGACGACGCAACGCTGGCAGTTGTTCCTGTATTCCGGACCCTCATCGAACATCGGATTCGTCCCCACGACCGCATCCCTCAGGTTTCCGCTTCCAAGGAAGGTCCTGAACGGATGCTTCGCGTCGAACTTCGGCGGACGGCCCGGAGTCTTCTTCAATGCTTCGGGGACCACGGAATCCGTGCACACGCCGGGAGAGCTCCTGTACGCTTTGAGAATGTCTCCATCGTATTCGCGGTCGGCGAGCGCTTTCATTCGCTCGTATTCGGCTTTGTATGCGGTTTCGTCGTATCCGGCGAGCACCTGTTTGCCCCAGTTCGGCATGGGTTGGCAATGGCAGTCGGCGTGGTAGATGTTGCCTTTGCCACCTGCCGCTTCCTCGCTGGTGTATGCGTAGCCGCGTGAGGCGAGCATGGCGCAGAACGCGCATGTTTTGGGACCTTTTGGTACTCTCGCCCATTTTGGTTTCGTGGGGTCGAGTCGTATGTTCCGTCGTTCGGTCAATCGGGCGCCGGTGCGGATCATGTCGGTGATGAACTGTTGCGCGTCGTCGATGTTCGAGAATGATGGCCACAGGTCGTCGATGGTCGCGCCGGATCGTGCCTGGCCTGCCATGACCTGCGAGTAGGTCAATCCGTTGTAGTCGGTGTTGGCGAAGCCGCCTTGGACCTGCCAAAGTACCCGTTCCGGTTCCAGGTCAGATCCAGGGTCGAAGTCTGGCATGGTCACGCCAGCGTATTCGGCCCATGCGGTGCGTACCGTCGCATAATAGTCGTCGGCGAGGCGGTTGGCCGCGGCCGTGTATTCACGCACCGTTTCGCGCGCGTTCAACGGGTCGCGTTCCAGTACGGTCTCGATTTCATCGGCGGCCGCGTCGGTCAGGTTCGTGAGGTTGTCCTGGTAGTCCTTCCATGCTTGGTCAAGTACCTGTTCCAATGCTTTGCGGCGTTCCGGAGGCAGATTCAGATTGTTCAGATTCATCTGACGCCTCCTGCTGCTGGCTGTTTTGCGCCGCGCGGATCTTGAGCTGGTCCACGACGTTCTGCGCGCGTGCCTTGCGCTGGTCGGCGCGTAGACGCGTGATTTCCTCACGGCTCAGGCCGAGGCGTTCGAGTCCGACGTCGGAGTCGGCGTAGCCGGTGACCTTGTCGGCGATCTTCGTGAACGCGTCGGCGCGCGCCGCATCGGAGACCTCCCTTGTCGGTGCCCATACCGGGTGCACGTCGCGTATGGAGTCCGGTATCGTGTTCGCGCCTTCGCGCAACGCCACGGCGATGCCCATGGCCCGTTTGAGTTCCCGTCCGAAGGCCACGTTCTGCTTGTCTGCGATGCGTGTCAGACGTCGTTCGGCGGACGCCATGGCCTCGGCACTGGTCGGGTTGTCCAATGTGATGCCCAGGTAGTCGACCGGCACCCGGGTCTGCGAGGCGACGAGCATGGCCATCGTCTTGAGCATGTCCGAATGGGGTGTCATGGACGCCTGCTGCACCTGCTGCAATTGGGGAAGGTTGCCGTCCTCGTCGGCACTGATCGCGTTGATCGCCTGGATGAGGCTCTTCCACGTGTTGCTGCTGAACGCGTCCTTGTTCGCTCCGATGAACCAGAGTTTGGGAACGGAGTAGAATTCGGCCGATGCCTCCATGCGGACCATGGTACGGAATCCGGCGTCCACGAGGCTCATGAGCGAGCGGCTGATGCGGCTGTGGCCGAACGGCCTATCCATCTGCCTGTCGTAGGCGAGCGCGACGACCGTCGGCTGGTCGAAGTTCGTTTCGATTTTCTCCGCGCGCCATGGCAGTGGGCGCCCTGAGCATTCGTAGACCTTGCCGGGGAGCCATACGTTGAACGAGCAGATCCGTCCGTCCTTGTCGTCCTCGGTGATGGTCAGCGCGGCGGCCAGGCGGTGGTTGCGCCTGTCCCAGATTCCCGCGGACCAGTCGGCGGAACGAGGGATCATGCTGATTCGTTCCGGATCCTCCGGGTCTGCGGCGATGGTCAGGAAGCTGCATGAGTGCTTGTATGAGGATACGATCAGTTCGGATGCGGTGACGTCCAGCTGGTTGTCCTCGAACAGGTCGTTGATGCCCATCGTGTCGTCGCCGGAGATGCTGAATCCTTCCAGGTCGCTCAGGTCGCTCAACGATCGGACGGCGAGTTCGGGCCATCCGATCATCGCCTCGACCTTGTTCTTGATTTGGTCGGGGATGGAGATGCCGAAGTCCTTGAACCGTTCCTTGCAGTCGTAGTAGGCTCCGCGGATCAGGTTGCGCGGGTATTTCTCGCGCCAGACGCGCAGCAGTTCGTGGATGATGGGCATGTCCTCATCGTCGACGCCGAGGATGGTACCGACGTTGCCGCTCGCTGTGTCGAGGTAGCTGTTGCCGGTGAATTTCGGCGCTGTGCTGATTGTAGTGCCGTCGGCCATGTAGAACACCATCAGACCATCACCTCCTGCCGTCTTCCGGGATGCCGTTTCGTGGTGAACGCGCCGTAGAGCGCCAGTGTGGTGGATACGAGCGGCGTTATGTCGATATCCGAGCCGAGCTTGTTCCATGCGATCGCGCCGGACTGTCCCAACGGGCGCGTGGTCGCGCCCTTGACCGCCTCGGCGAGCTGCGGCTGGTATTCGTCCCGCGGGTGCTTGAGCGTGCCGGCCTTGAGCATGTCGAGGAACCGGCCGCATGCGCGGCCCATCTCCTGCATGTTCGTCACGGTGACCTTCACGTGCGCGGCCTTCAGGTCTGGCAGTAGGCTCATGGCGGGCGACTGCGCGTCGATGACCACGCTTGCGGTCTTGTGCCAGCGTTCGGCGAGCCAGTCCACGGCCCACATGGTTCCCGACTGCCTCGCGTCCTTGATGTTCGCCATCTGGATGACGGCCGACCCATCCTCGTACCGCAATGCGGCGCCGATGGTCAGCACGCTCCTGTCGGGCGGCATGTCGAGTCCGAAGCTCACCGTGCCGCCTTCGGGCACGTCGTCGGCCTCGGCGGCCTTCCACAGGTCGGGGCTGATGGCGTACGCGGTGGCGGTCTCATCCCAGATGCCGAGCGCCTCACGGCGGAACGAATCCTCGGCGAGGAGATTGCGCATGCGCAGTATCGCCTGCTCGCTGGTGCGTTTCGGATACGACGGGTTCGCTTTCGCCCACGCGCTCCTGTCATCCGGATCGCAGTCGCGGTCCGCGCCGAGCTCCACGTAGAGCATGTCGTCCGACTTGCCGGACAACGCGGTGGAACGTTTCTCCTCGAACGCCTCGCACTGGTCGCCCGGCTTCGGTGGATTGCCCATGAACACGATCAACGGGTTCGGACTCGTGTTCACGATCGGAATCAGGTTGTCCAAAGCCTTGATGGTGAGGATCTGAGCCTCGTCGAACACCTCGATGTCTGCGGAGTGCAGGCCTCGGCCGAAACCGTTCTCGCGGGCGCCGAACATGATGCGGCTGCCGTTGGTGAAACGGATCTCCTGCTGGCCGTTCGCTCGACGCACGTTCTGCACGTACCTGGACAGTTTCGAATTGTGTGTCAGGTCGCACATGTCGGCGAACGTCTCGTCGGAGGTGCGCGTGTGGTGCGCGGTCCAGATGACCAATGTCCCGGCGCGTCCGGCGCACAGGATGAACATCGCGGTGCCGACCGTGAACGTCTTGCCGATCTGCCTGCAGCTGGACAGTACCGCCCCACCGGAGCCGCACGCGTACTTGCCGTCCGCGCGTTTGGCGAACAGTAGGTAGAGGAAGCCTTTCTGCCACAGGTCGTAGTGGATTCCGGCCTTGGCCGCCGCGTTGTTGATCAGGTTGAAGTCGCTCGACGTGACGTCTTCCGGCTGCACGAGCCGTTGGGCGATCTCAGACAATCGACGCTCCGACATCCTCCGCCACCTCCGTCACGTCATCATTCGCATCGAACAGGCTGCCGGATTCCTCGGCCATGCGCATCCGTTCGTCGAATTCGGCGAGCTTGCTGCTGATCGACGGCAACGCGCTGGCCGGTGTCGACGGGTCATGCAGAGCCTCGCGCAGTCTGCCGACGATTTCGCGGAGCGTGTCCTCATGGGAACCGTCCATCATCCGTTCGAAGTTCCGTCTGTCGAGTTCCGGCTCGGGTTTTCTCTTCGCCTCAACAGGTTTGCTTTTCCTCGCCCGAGCGGGATTGTTCTTTTTCCGACGATAATCCGCTTTCTGACGGCAGGATTTGGAGCAGTACCGTTGCGGCCGCCCGTGGCCGGAAGGTCGGAATTCCTTGCCGCAGAGTTCGCACTTCATGGCGTCCACCTCCGCTTTCCGACCTTTCGATGTTTCTCATGTTTCCGACGTTTGAATTCCGGGAGAGATATCGGCACTGCACCCGAGGCGACCGGAAGGGGGTGTACCCGGGGTCCCCGCCCTGGTCATCGGAGACTAGATGCCAAACGTTTTGAACGGCATCGAACTTGATTTCACTTCCTGTCTGCCAGCCAGCAGCGCTCGTGCGTGTTCGTCTGTCTTGTCGCTCTTCATCCTGTTGCATCTGCGGTGCGTGAGCCTGCAGTTAGTGAAGCTGTATGGATCGCCACCGCGTGAGACCGGTACGAGCTCGTCGACTTCGGCGCTCATCGGATGTGGTGTCTTCAATGTCTTGTCGACTGGCTTGCCGCAGATGGCACACACGTCGTATGCGGCCAGCACTCTTGCCCTGAGCTGTCTGCGCCGCCAGCCGTTGCTGACACGCTCGTTGCGCCGCTTGCTCATGTGGCCTCCAACGTGTATGGGCCCCGGGGTGCCATGGATTTATCAATGATTATCTTCGCCGTTGGTTTGCTGGAATGCCGGTATAGGGGCTCCCATATATGGACACTCCCGTGTCTTGTAGGGGCTCCACATCATCTGCGAATACCCCTACCCCGGGTTTGTTTCATGGGTGCCTTCGGCGGGATTCGAACCCGCGTCTACACGCGGCCACAAGGAAGAGAATCCAATAAAGACTCGCGGCCGGTACGATCTACCACTGATTCCTACGAAGGCATACCGGCAGGCGGATTTGAGCATCACCGCATCACGGAAGCACGGGATTGGCTTGCCTGCCACATTGGGGTATGTCCACTCTGACGGGAGTGGGCGGAGCGTGTCCGATATGCCGTTCGGACAGGACGGGACTGCAACCCAAGTGAATCAGGAGAATCCATTGGAGGATATAAGTGAGGGTCCAAACCGTGTGTATCGGTTTGGACCCTCTAATCCACTGACAATTATGCGTTGCACTTTCGATTTTGTCAAATCGAATCGCGTCGCAGCACCTGCCGATGCACGTCCGAAAGCCGGTACAATGGCCGCCCCTTCTCGTTCTCACCGGCCGGCTGAAGCCTGCCACGCTTACGCCACGAGCGAATCGTGTCCGCATTGCACTGGAACCCGCATTCGCGCAGCAGCTCAGCACACTCCCCCGCCGTGAACGCCCTGCCTGATTCGATGCACTCCCGCAGGAACCCCAATCGCACGTCGACCACGCGGTAAGTGTTGCCGCACACCGGACAGTCAACGCTTACCGCGCCGATTTCGGCGGTCAGCTCCACGCCGCACAGAGGATTCAGGCACCTGCCGATGCCATGCCTGGATGGTGGCACGTCGATGATGCTCATCGTCTTGCGCACCAATCGCTCCCAGTCGTGCCATATCAAACCGATGTCCGGCAATCGTGAAAGACGATTGCAATCCGCGCAGACGCTCAGGCACTTCGATGCGGACGGATGAATCCTGCTATCGGCCCATGGCATGGCCGGCGGAGCATACAACCGCCGCCAAAGAGCGACGGCCAAATCATCGATCTCCTGCAGATGGTCGATCACAGACAACCTGACCGGCGTCGGAGCCGAAGCCAAATTGGTCCGGCCCGGCTGATGGCCACCATAATGTGCGGTGCTGTCCAGGAACTCACGTAGGGCATGAATCCGTGACGGATAGTCGCGGAGCCATCCCCTAATGCCGGCCTCGCACTTGTCGCACATCGTATTGCGAAGATTGCACTCCCCGCCGCACACTTGGCACATGCCGGCGAGCGCTGGCTTGTTTTGGTTGGTTTGTGTTGGTTGTGTCTGGTTTGGTGTTGGTTGGGATTCGTTGGTTGGTTCGTTCATTTGTTCGATTCCCTCCGGCGGGTGTAGTCTGGTTTGTGGTGATGCCAGGAGCCCGGCCGGAAGGTCGGGTTTCTTGTTATTCGCGGGTGTGTTGGATGATCGCTTTGATTTCCTCTTTGGGGACTTGAGGAACCAGTGGCGAGATCTCATCGAGGCTGTATCCGGCCTGATGCCATTTGATGATCATGTCCATGAGGGTTTTCTTCACTTTCATTTCGTTTCCCTTCGTATTTGCCGGATGATCGTCTCGTATGGTTTGCGGTGGAAGATGCGTATCCACCATTCGGGGCGGCGGCCCCATATGGTTTTGACTTCGGTGAGGGGAAACCATGATACGTACCATTTTTGGCAATTTCCGCAGTACAGCACCTCGCCTTCCTCCTTCGGTCTGGGATGCTCATGGTCGAACGCTGGCGGCCTTGGCACCAAATAACTTCGATTGCTCATTTTGTGTCCTTGAGTGGGATGCGTTTCATTCCTTCGCCGCCTTCATTTCTTGGACTTCACCGTCAAAAAAATCGATGATGAGATTGCAGATGGCGACCGCCGACGTTTTGAGCTGGGTTTTTTCCTCTTTGTTCTCGGCTTTGATGGCGAAAACGCCATACTTGCTGTTGAAATCGATTCTCATTTCGTGTCCTTCGTGGTTGGGCGGACGGTGAATGCGACGAGTCCGGTCTCGGCGGGGAACACCTTGACCGGTTCGCCAGTCCTCAAGGACATGGCCTGCGCGTAGTCGCCAGCATCGTCGATGTCCTCGAACGTTCTGACGCCTTCCTGGGTGACGACGTTGTAGCTCATCTTGCCGGCTCCTTGTCCGCGCCGCTCACATGGTCCCAGTCGCAGCTCATGCCTGCGGTCGAGGAGACGCAGGTGACGCGACGCGCGTCCTGCAGTTCGACAACGCATTCTCGCATCGACGTGTTAGACCAGCGCTTGCATGCGGTGCTGGTCCGTGGATCAGGTTCGGAGGTTCCCTCTCCGCGCGCCCCGCAGCCCGCGAGCGCGGCCGTCGTGAGGATGGCTGCGAGGATGGCTGCGAGGATGCTGGCGATGGTTTCGGTGGTGTGTTTGGCTGTTCGTTTCATTAGAGGCTTCCCAGGTAGGCGATGATGATGGTTGCGGTGAGGATGATCAATGCGGCGGTGGTCATGCGTGTGCCGCCACATGGATTCGGATTGGTCTGTTGGTCATGGCTGGTTTCTTTCTCGTTTGTTTTCGGCTTCGTCCAATGCGGTGTCGAGCATGTCGGCGAGACGTTCGGCCTTGTCGGGCGTGAGCCTGTAGCTGGTGAGCTGGTATGCGTACGGGCCTATGGAATGGCCTTCGCGGATGGTCAGGATGATGCAGTTGCCTTTCGTGCTGGACTTGGCGGTCATGTCGAGGCTTTCGTAGGGTTTGGGGCTCATTTGCGGTTCCTTTTCGGATTGTGGTCGGGGCACAGGTCGAGTTCGTGGCTCCATCCCTGGTATTCGAGACGGTATCTGGTGCCGATGTCGTGGCAGCGGCATTCGCGGCAGTCGGCGTGCAGGTGGTTGGGGCAGTCCACGTGGCCGTCACGCTCCTGCCATCCGGGTTCATTGCAGTCGGATTTGAGTCCGCAATGGTGGCACACGTACATGGGATGGCAATTCGGGCAGTAGGTCCCCCAGTCGCCCTGCGAGTCCTCGCAGTACGTCCATCCGTCATCCTCCGCCTGCGCCAGCGCGGCGTCCTCGCTCCAGTAATCGTCGAACTGTTCGTAGCCGCAGCCGTCGCACACGCACGAGTAGGACGTTCGTTCGCGGATCATCACATGGTACTTCCAGTGATGGACTTGTACAGGCTGCGGTAGTCGCTGATGTCGCGTTCGATGCACCAGCGGACGCGGTGATGGCTGGAATGCCTGCCGTACGGGTTTTCGCCCGCGAACCAGTCGGCCAGATGTCGCAATGTGGTCACGTCCAGATTCCGGTACGACATGCGGCGCACGATATCCGGATCCAGCCTGCGCAGGAAGTCCAGGTCGAAATCCACGTTCGTTCCGGCTGGAACCAGCGTGAAGCGTTGCGCGAGGCTGTCCAGGAATTCGAGGATCGCATCAGCGACGGCCTTGCGGTTGGTTCTGGACGGGTCGGAGTCCACCAGGGCGTACAGCAGTCCGGAATCGCAGTGCATGCTGAAGCTGACGGGCGTGAAATCGTCGAACGTGAGGCCCTGCGGCTTCACCAGACGCGTGAGCGTCCCGTACGTTTCGGTAGCGTTGACGCTCGTGCAGCGCATGCCGACCTCCAGCAGTTCGTCCAGGTCGCGGTCAACGCCAGTGGTCTCCACGTCGACCCACAGGAGCGCCTCCGGCTTCCCATTCCGGTCTTTGTCCTGTTTCCTCATGATTCTTCCTTCCAAGTGCTTTGCCATTCGATGATTTCGATTTGCGTGAGCCGTTGCGCCGTGCCGTCATCCAGCAGCCACCACCAGTCGCCGTTCCAATCGCGTATCGGCACGCTGAGCGGAGCGCGCCAGCTCGGGATGATGTAGCCGAACCGTTCCGCCTCGGCCGGATGCGCGTGCGCCCAACCATGACAGCCGGTCGTGCCGGAACCGCACAGTTCCACGATGTTGCACGGCAGGTCACGCACGGCGGGATCGGCACGACGGCGCAACTGCCGGTGATGGCCGCTCCTACCCGGCCAGACGGTCGGGCCGTGCAGGTTGCGTCCGCAACGCATGCAATGCCAACCCTGACGTTGCAAGGCGACGCGTTTCGATTCCTGGAATTGCCGGTCGCTCATCGTCGCTCCCTTCCGAGCTGGTCGAGCAGGTTGATGCAGGTCGAGCAGTCGCGTTTGATATCGCGGATGCGGTCAAGGTCCATATCGGCGAACGCCGGGCCTTTGAGCGCGTCGAGTTCCAATCGGTCGGCGGCCTGGATGGCCGAGGTGAGGACGCCGGCCATGTGTGCGATGGTCATGGCGTTCATGCCGCCGCCTCCTGTTCGAACAGTTGTTCGGCCAATACGTCGCCGGGCACGTTCGCGAGCTGACGGCGCAGCATGTCCGGGTCCACGCCCTGGTTGAGCAGGTCCGCGACCTTGCATGCGAGCTCCATGTACGTGTCCGTGCCTTCGCAGGCTATCGGGCCGAGTACGCGTTTGACCTCTTCGCTGCCCCACGTGAACCGTCGGCGAGCGTTGGAATCTTTTGGTGTGGCGAATCCGCGTTCCTTGCCTTTGACGAGCCAGTTGCGGTATTTCGCGTTCCAGTCGGCCGAGCGGGCTGCCGAGTCGAGGGCCCTGTCGCGGAATTTTTCGGCTTCGATGTCGCAGTCGATGCCTAGCCGGTCGGCGAGCGCCCGGTGTTCCTCAGAGGGTTTCCAGTCGGCTGGTATTGGGATTGGTTTTCTCGCGCGCGCGTTACTCTCTCTAGGTTCTATATACGGTTCTTCCTTAGATATGGTTCTTGTGCAATCATGTTGCACCCCTGTTTGCACACCTGTCCGTGTTTTTTGCACCCCTGCTTGCACTGCTGGTGTGCAGTCTGTTTGCACTGCTGGTGTGCAGTCTGTTTGCACTGCTGGTGTGCAGTCTGTTTGCACTG